AGAGTTAGATGAAATTTTGGAGCCATTTTCTAATTCTAAACTACCTTTGTTCCATGATATAATACCTTGCTGCATCCATTTTGGCAAGTTTTCATAAGCAAGTTGTAACCTTCCAAGAAGATCTCTTGCAGTTGATGCTTTGTTTGCTAGAATTGCTATGTTAACATTATCGTTAAAAACAGCGTAATGTAGAAGATATGATACACAAGTAGTAGACTTACCAGTCTGACGTGGCATTTTACAGATATTAAACCTATTATCATGGAAATTCTGAATAAGTTTTTCCTGAAATGGATACATCTCAAATGGCACAAGACCATGATCAAGAGAAACAATCTTAATATAGTTTCTTGCAAAATATACTGGGTCTTCTTTACATTTAAGGAACTCAATAATTTGTTCCTCTGTAAACTCTATTTGGGTATTTGCCTTTTTTAAATTCGGATTACCAAGATAAATATCGTCACTCATAAGATTACCTAGTTTCTCTCCATTGAATTGAAACAAATGCTTCAGTATCTGCATTTGTAGTTAAGTTCTGTATCACTACAATGAACATATTGCTATCATTACTATCTATATTTTGGGCAATAAAGTTGGATTTTGCACTGGAAGGACTTAATGATATTGTTCCAGATGCTTGTTTTCCCGAAGGATTATTTGCTGCAACATAACCAGTTATTTTTGGGTATGCACCAATTAAGTTAAATGAAGTTTGAGCACTAAAGTTATATTCAATAGAAGAATCTTCTCCAATACTTTCCCATGTTCCACCGGTTACATTTGAAGTATTTGGAACTCTATAAAGAGTCCATTTGCATGGTGATGATGTTGAAAGAATTTGAAGATCTGTAAGTCTTATTACAGATCTATTTGGATATCCATTAAAAGTATTTTTTAATCTAATAGCAGCAATGCATTTGATATGATTTGGAGAACTATTTGATCCAGTAATTGTAATTGGAGCAGTTACTCCAGCAGCATATTCAAGTCCACTTTCTTCATATCCACCTTCACTTAATACTGTAGAACATATTTGTTGCATAGAAGTAATACCGATAGTAGAATCGGTATTTCTAACTTCACATCTAATAGGTAAAGATGGATGACTCCAATATACGTTTTCCTCTACATTAGAATGATTAAATTCATGGCAGTAAATTAAATTTCCTCCAATAACAAACCCACACCTAATTCTACCTACTCCTAACCATTGAAAATCTGTTGCAAATAACTGAGTTTTTGTAAAATTAAGACTTATTCCAGATTGAGTTGATCCATCAAGTTTGTCTAAATTCCAATCTGATTGATTTATAATAGTATCTGTAGCGATTCCGGAAATATAATCTCTTTTTACAATAGAAATAGATCCATTACCATCTTGCTGAACAAATACTCCATTTCTATCATCAAAATATCCAGTTCTTTTTACTGTATTTTCTCTAACATCTTGGAAATTAAAACTTGAAAGTGCAAATTGAGATTTTCCTGGCATGTAATGGTGATACATTCTAGTTTGATGTATCACATAATCAGAATTTCCATCTCCAACTATAAGTGATGCAGAAGCTTTATTTGTAAGATGTTCTACAGTAGATGCAGCTCCAACTTTTTTGGATAAAATATTTTCATTTAATCCATATTGATGGGAATAATCTGCAAGAGTAAATGGTTCTGATGTTCTTGATCTACCAAAAGCATCATATCCACCACTTCCTGCTCCTGTAGTTACCCCACAGTTGCCAATATTGCCGTATCTATCGGCACACATAAAAACTTCAAATAAAGTCCTTTCTTGATTCAAATAATCTTGTTGATTTTTATTCCACTGAGCCATAATTAGTTAGTCCAAGTTAGTCTTTCTGGTTGATATCTTTGTAGTCCTGTAATTTTTAATGTGCTATTATTATTTACGTTTGATGGATAGATGTTATGGACAACAGCACCTGGATATTCTCTTTGAATCTCTTCTCCAAGAGATTCTCTAGTTGGAATATTTGCACTAGTTAAATCCATTCTATACAAATTACCTTGCCACATTACATCTGCAGTAAATGACTCACCAAAATTTTTTGGTTCTGGTGAAGAGTTTCCAACATTCAATGTTCCGTTAAAATCACCTTGAATAGTGATGTTTTCTGATAGATCTTTTTTCATTTTAGCAATTCCAGGCTCTGAGGGACTTGTTAATTCTGCTATCGGGATCTCTAGCAGTTTTATTTGATGTTAATTTACTTTTCATTCCTTTCATTCGAGCACAAAAAGATGCTCTACGGGGATTTCCAACTTTTTTACTTGGTGCTTTAAGATCAGATCCGGGATTTTGTCTTTCATATGATTTTCTTCCTTTCTCATTTAATCCACCTTCGGGATTTTTTCCGGATTTTCTAGTCCATGCCGCAGATTTTGCTTCAGACATGAATTGCGAAAATGTAATTCCATCAAGGGATTCGGATTTATTTCCCCAGCTAGAAGCACCAACTTTACGGCACTTTACCAATGCTCCAGATGCATATGCACTAGGCCAAACTTTATATCTGGACTTTACCTTGTGGTAACAAGCATCTTTCTTTTCAGTGACCATTTTAGCTTTACCCCTTCTATTTGGATTAGGATCTTCTTTACGTTTTTTAGCAGCTCTCTTGTTTCTTTTATCTTTACTCATTGCAGCACGATCATCTGCATCTCTACAAAAAGGTTTAGTTTTCTGTCCAGGTTGTTTTGCGCATGGTTTACCATCATATTTACCTCCTGCCTGAACCCATCCACCACCTTTAAACCAATCTCTCAATGAATATCCAGGATCTTTTGCAGATTTTCCATCGCGCTTTTCATCCAAAACTTCACCTTCAACTTCATAACCTGCCTTTACGCAGCGGTTGTAAGTTTTTCCAAATAATTTTTGAGTTCCTTTCTTTTTATATCCTTTCCAACATTTTTTTGCTTCATCCATGTATCCAGAAGCAGCATCCATATTATGTTCAGTATCAGTAATCTTAGCTTGAACCCATGCAGGAATATTTTTTTCCTTTTTACCAAGAGACTTTCTCAGTTTTTTTATATTTTCTACAGTTTTATTCAACTGAGAATGTGCCATTGATATTTCATGGTCTTTTTTCATGAGAATTTTATTGATCTTTTGGCTTATTATTATTTAGAAATCCTTGTTTTAGTAATTTTGATAAATCTGAGGTCGATCCAACAAAAACTGCATTATTTGTAACGTTATTTGTTGTTTTAGTAACTTCAGAATCAATATCTCTAAGTTTTTTCTGTAGATCTATCAGTTTATCTGTAGTTTCTGAAACACTTTTTATTAACTGTCCAGCAACTTCATACGCTCTTGGACTTCCACCCTCACCTGCAACTTCCATCACTTCATTAATAGCTTCTTGTCCTTTTTCTATTAATGAATATAAATTTGCTCTAACATAATCATAATCTTTATCTATATGATCAGATTTTTTGGATTTTACTATTTCAGTATTAGTTACAGTAGAGTCTACTTCTACTGGCAAAATATTGTCATCATTAATATTATCCATGTTACTACTTGTCTAATTGATTTGTTGGACTATAATCTTTACTGTCAAAATACATTTCAATTGATTCTGTATATCCATAATCATCTCCAGGGTTTGCATCAATAGGATCTGGAGTAACAGTATATCTGACTTCTCTTGTTGCAGTTTTTATATTAGTATCAGCATACATATCAACTTGAACTTTTCTAATGAGTCCATCTGTAGAATCTGCAATAGGACCAAATAAATATGTTTTTGCAGTAAAGTTAAAAGTATATATTAATATTCTTCTGCTATTAAAATCACCTTCATAATCATCAGTGAAATTTATACTATCCAAAACAATTGGAACATCTCTCTTTTCTCCAATAGAGTCTGCTAAGTCTATAGTTATATTGAATGAAGGTTGGAAAAATGGAAGTATTTGTTCGGTAACTTGTAGGGCATCATCTTGAAATTTTGACATTAGATTTAATTGAAACCCAATGTTATATGGAACTGGTAAAAATACCTTTTTAATATTTTGTCCATCACTGGATCTAAATGTTTGTGTTACAGAAGATTTTCTTGATGCATCATATTGTATTGATGTAACCTCAAAAGAAAGTCTTGGGAGAGTAATTGAAACTGGTTTATTTAATTGTTCCTCTTCTCTCAATCTAGCAAGAAATTTTTGAGTTGGTCCATAACTCAATGGAACTTCAATATCAGATAGAGTCTTTGATGTTGGATCAATATGCTTAATGTGGATAGTATTGAATAATGTCCCAAATCCAATTATTGTTTTTCTTATTATTTCGTGATAAAAATATGTTCCTAACATTAGTAGTTCCCAAATGGATTTTCTTCTGTGAAATCTAAAATTTCAAAAGCTTCATTTTCAATATTAGTATTATCAGAATATTTATCATTAGTATCTCTAGAATCATACTGTTTCACTACATAAGATGCTAGAGATGTTGATCCAACAACAGATTCTCCAGAATAGAACAATACATTATTTGTATCACTAGATATTGGGGCAACATTTAACTTAAAGTTTAATGAATCCCATGACTTCACTCTTGCTTTTACGCCAGATTGTGAACCAGTAACTATTTCATTGAAAATATAAGTTCCATATCCAATAGTTTCTGCTGGTAAGGATATACTAACATTTGGACCTGGAGACTTTTGAGTATATCCCAATCCCGTATTTGCAACATTTATGGAGAATATCTGTCCATTTGTTACAGAAGCAATACCTACAGCAGTTGCAAAACCAATAGGATTATCGGATGGTGGATCTTCTACTGTTACAACAGCGGTTTCTGTAGTGTATCCACTTCCAAAATCAAACATTTTATAACCAACAACAGCAGTTCCCACACCAAGACTGCATGTTGCTATAGCTCCTCTACCCGTATCACTAATTATTTCTATTTTTGGTGGGGTAATATAATTTACTCCAGCAAACGTTAATATAATTTCTTCAATTGAGTGGGTATTGTTTTTATTTGTTGTTACTGCTATCGCTTTTGCAGTAATTCCAATATTTGGTGGTGATTCTATTCTTATTTCTGGTGGAGTTAGATATCCATAACCATCGTTGTCAAGGTAAATTTTATCAATATATCCTGTCCCCATAATTGCAGAAGCTCTTGCACTGGTTCCAGCACCAATAAATTCTACAGTAGTAATGTATCCTTCATCTTCTAATTGAGTATCAATTTCTTCAATACTAGTATCAATAATTTCATTTTCATATCTGAATAGTTCACATCTCAATTCGTAAACATAATTCTTCTGTAGTTGGTAAAATGGAGATTCATGTTCAACGTATTTAATTTCAAATATTCTTTCGCCTAGTGGGAAAAATATTAAATCACCCTCTTTTGGTCTATCTGATATTTCAATGTCTTGTAAATTTTTGATTAACGGTGTTATGTAAAGTTCAAATTTTTCTCTTGATATTACTAATGTTAAATCATCAGACTCTTGAATTCCAAATTTAGACAATAAAGTTCCTTGACCACCATATCCATCATATGTAGAAACGTATGCTTCTATAGGAAAAGCAGCATCAAATTTAGATTCTATTACTTCTCTTATTATGGTATTCTGTAAAATATATTTTCTTGGAATATAGTAAATTTCTACACCAAACATTTTTAGGTGCTCATTTACTAAATCTTGAACTAGGTTCTGTTCCCCAGAAGATCCGTGTAAAAAGAATGGATTTAATGTCATATTACTAT